ATGAAGAAATATCAAAATAAACTTAACAAATTAGACAAAGAACTCAATTATTTACCACTTCATGAGCAAGTGATTGCCATTAATAATATAATTACTAACCTAGAAAATGGAAAAATTTTACAAAAATCACCTAATTCACTTGGCTTTTTACCTGATAGCTTAGATATAATGATAGAGAATACGGGAAGTAGAGAGAAGGCTCAAGAAGCAAATAACTTACTGAATAATTTTCGTAGCTTTCTTTCAAGAGAATATGGAATCTGGTCTTTGCCAAATTTGGAAACTGTTCAGTTAATCAAACAAGAATATAATGTTAAATCAAGCTTAGAAATTATGGCGGGAAATGCATATTGGTCAAAAGCCCTAAGTGAAGTTGGCGTAAAAGCGATAGCGAGCGATTCTTTTACTTGGGCGAAAAGTTCAACAACAGGTGAATCTCCGATTTTTGAAACAGAAAATTTGGATGCCTTAAGTGCGATTAAGAAGCATCCCGAAGTTGATCTAATTATTTGCTCTTGGGCGCCCAATTTTGGGGAAGATGACGTAAATATTCTCAATCTTTATCGTCAGCTTGATTACCAGCCAGTTTTATTATTTATTGGTGAAAAATTTGGAGCAACCAATTCTACTACTTTTTGGCAAGAGGCAAAAACTACGACTAATAAAAAGGTTAATCGGAGTTTTCGAAGCTTTGATTTCATTGATGAAAAGGTGTTTGAAGTAAAATAATGAAAATAAAACCCTAGAGCTATAAGGCTTCAGGGTTTTATTAATTGAATTTAAATACTAAAAAGGGACAGAAAGGGGACAAATTATTTAAAATCTTGCATCGACTTATCAAATTCTAAATGTTCCTTTTTTGTAATGTGGAGGTATATTTTACGAGTTATTTCTGAACTACTATGCCCAACACGATCAGTTATTAAACTTAAAGGATAACCTTCCTCTGCGAGTTTTGAAACATGAGTATGCCTAAAAATGTGTGAAGTAATCTGTTTTTTCCATTTCTTCTTGTCAACAAAAACACGCAAAAAATGACTAATAGTACTAACAGAAAATGGATTATTAAGATTGCTAAGCTGACTACCATAAAATTTATTTCTAAATAGATAATCACTCTTGTTACGCTCTTTAGAACATTCTTTGTAAATCTCTACCGCTTCATCAGGAAGAGCAATAGTTCTATAGCTGGATGCAGTTTTAGTAAATTCTTGCCTAACTTCACCTTTGCCTTTTACATGCACTAATGTTCCAGAAATAGTTGCATACCATAATTTTGTTTTGGGATCTTGAAACACATTGTTTATTAATAGTGCAGTTGCTTCACCCACACGCATTCCAGTTAGGTATAGCCATTTGAATAGGTGGTAGTAATCTTCTCTTTTTTTGTGGAGACAATAGGTTAGAACTGTGTTTAATTCATCATCTGTTAAATACCAGTTTTCAACACGACTTTGTTTTTTTGCTCTTTCATTTTTATAATTTATTTTTATTTTTAAAGTAGGATCATTTTTGATATATCCAAATTGAATTGCATACTCAAAAATTTTCTTAAGTTGTAAAAGATAAATTTTTATAGTTCCATTTGAAAGTTTTCGTTTATATAGAAGATCATTTAAATAAACATTAAGTTCAGTAGTATTTACGGAAGCTACTAATTTATCTTTAAAATCCTTAGAGATTATATCAAGAGTGGAAAAATAAGAATTTCTTGTTTTTATTGCTAGTCCTTGCTTATCTAAATTATTCTTCAACTTATCTATAAGTTTATCCATAGTAATGGGTTTTATAGATTGGATATTTAACTTCTCCTGAATCATTTGTTTTACTTTAGCATTAGCTAAATTTCTAGCACGAGTGGTATCTTTAGCAATGGTAACAGATTTCTTATGTACACCCACAAAAGATGGATCAGTATATCTAATTGAATACTTAAACTTGCCATTTTCTAGTGGTTCAACTTGTGGGGAATAATATTTAACCATTTTCTTTTTACCTCCATTTTGCTAAAATAGGGTAGACGAAAAGCGTTGAATTACCAGTTCAACTTTTCATCTAGCATATATATGTTACATATAAGATTGGTCAGAGTAATGACCGACCCGTGAAGTGTTACCAGCGCTTTGCGGGTCTTTTTTGTTTAATTATTCATCAATTGATTATAAGCCTCTTTGGTATCATCAATATTAAGCATGTCGGAAAAATCCGAGGCCATTTCATCTAAATAATTATTTAACAGTGTCTTTTGATCTTCAGAAAAACTATCAGATTCAGCAGAATCAATTATAGCTTTTACTTTGTCACAATCATCTTTCATTTCGTCTAACTTATCATCATCTTTTGAACTATCTTTGTCATTGTCTTCGTCTAATGACTCACCAGCTGATCCTCCTAAATCATCAGCTAGATCACTAACAGATTCGTGTTGATCGTCTGCTACATTTTCAGCAACATCAATCATAGCATCAAACATTTTTGTTAAATCGCTAGCTTGTGAACTTGAAAGATCATCTGAATCACCAACGTCATCCATGATAGATTGTACTGCAACGACACATTTTCGATAGGTATCAAAACCTTGTGCTTGTACACTATTTGAATTTTTAAAAAGTTTCTTTTTTCGTTGAAGAGGATGTGAAACCTGCTCATTATCTGGGTAGGTAAGTGCTATTCCAACAACTGAACCTCCGAAGCCTAAAAATACTACAAAAGATATTACTGTTCCTATAACAGAAATCTTCTTTAATTTATCTTTCTTTTTAATAAATACAATTACTAAAAAGATTAAAAAACCTACAGTACTTAATAAACCAACTAAAGATAAAATTGTAGCAATTACTACATACGTATCCATTACTTCCTCCATAATACTTACATAATATTTAGTTTTACGTCATTTCGGACGAGTTATTTCTATAATGCCTTGCTAATATGCTTTTCGCTAGGTCTACATCATCAATTCCAATTGATTTAGCAAAATTAACATAATTAGCTTGGTCTTCATCAACTATATCTACATATTCTGCCGAATAGCGATTTATAAGGTATAAATTCGCATTATGCTCACTATGACATCTAACAACAACATTGTTCTTATAGTCGCCAATGTCTAGTTTGTCTAAATAATGCCCAATTTCATGAGTAATAACATTGTCTTGTTCTTCGTCAGATAAATTAGCATTAACGCATAAAAATGTTACGTTTTTTACCTTAACAATATAACCACGGCCCCTTATGTCACTTGAAAACAATAGAACTATTCCTAATTTTTTAACTAATTTTCTAATATTCGTATTAATCATTGCCTTTCTGATCGAAATAAGCTTTAATCATACCTTTTAAAATGGCTCTATCATGTTCATTCATTGGAACACCATCAAATGAACGTGCTTCGTTTAGTGCTTTATCGAGATCTGTATCTGAAATTTTATCAGATACAGGAGCAGGATTGTCAGTTTTACCCATTAAATAATCTGCTGAAGTATTCAGTACTTTAGCGACTTTAGAAGCATTTTCTATAGAAGGGGCACTAGTTTTCCATTTATAAATAGAATTTTTGCCCAGTCCAGCTTTATCATTAACTTCTCGCAAAGATAATTTTCTGATTTTAGCTAATTCTTTTACTCTTGTAAATGCAGTCATATCAAGGATTCTCCGTTCCCTGACAAAATTATTTTAGAAAATTTACTAAAAAAGTAGTTGCAAGTTTAGAAAATTTACGTATAATAATATTTGTCAACAAGTTAAAAAACATTTTTTGAAATAGATTTGTAAACAAAAAAGCTTTTATTTATTAGTATGGGGATACTTTGTAATTGCTTATTTGTTATACACTCATATTAGAAAATTTACTAATATTTGTCAATATATTTCTAAAAAAGTTTTGAAACAAGTTGAACATCAAAAATACGAGGTGAAATATATGGCAGTTGAAGAGCAACTAGAACTGGCTAAGCAAGCCGTTGAACGCAAAATTAAGTTAGCTTTAATCAATAAGTCTATGACTCAAACTGATTTAGCAAAGTTAATTGGCGAAAGCAAGTCTGATGTTAATAAGGCTGTAAAAGGTGGAACTTTACCGAAAGATAAAGAAATTCGTGAAAAGATTTACCAAGTGCTAGGTATTAAGTAGAAAGCGAGATACGCAAATGAAACAAAACGAAGTAAAGCAAATTTGCCCACCCAAAATTCGTCCATTGACTCCTAAAGAAGTGAAAATGATAGAAAAAACATTTGATGAAATGTTCAAGGAAGATGATTGCCGTGACTAAAGTTTTAACACCTAAGGAAGTACAGGAAAAATATCATTGGAAACCTACAACATGGAGAAGACGACGTGAAGCATGTCTAGTGTCACCGTATAAAGACGCAATCGTCCTAGAAAGCATGAGAAAGTGTCATGTAAAAGAAGACCGATTTGAAGAGTTTTTAGATTGGCAATCACGACACGTGTATAACGAGATGTTTGGAGTAAATGATGAGTAAATGGATTAATTTTAAAATCAACGAATTTATGGGTACTGATTTTACAATACGTGAAACAGAAATTTTAACTTTGAGTACTGCATGTACAGCATTGGTAGCAATTGTATTTACGATGTTTACCGCAGTATTCCCGAACATTTAAAGGAGAATAAATGAAACGCATAACTGAATTATTGCAAGGAATTAAGCATAGCAATCCTTTAAAAGAAAGCAATGAAGCAAAACTATTATGCAGCAACGCATATTACAAATATAGAGAGAAGTGTGAACCGTGGAAGTTAAAACAGGCAAAGAGCTACTAGAAACAATTCATGACGAAAATGGTTTTGAACGAAGACGAGATTTTGAAGGCTCGGATGTTTGGCTAGTTCAAATTGGTAATTGTGTTTATTACGTTGGATCAGAAAACGGAACTGATTTTCACGATTTCAGAGACCTACTTAATAACCGTCAAGCAATCATTGGTAACAACCATTTAATGGAAGAATTAGATACTAATTCACACGATTTTTTTGAAGAGTTCTGTACGTCAAGTACCGACAGTATTGAAGATTTTTGTCAATCACTTGTAGAAAGTAGTTACCATTGTGAGGATTTAAGCCTATGTTAGATGAATTTCAAAAATGGCAATATGATGCCGAACAAGCTATCAATGAATGGCCTGACAAATTAGTTGAAGAAGCTCTTAAGCAAGGTACTTATGATAAAGCTGAAAGATGGTTAAAACGTAAACAACCTGATTATTCAGATAGTTTTTTAGGTAAACCAGAAGAACAATTTATTGTCACGATTAAAGTAATTTACGATGAAGCAATTCATAAATTACGTAGATTAGCGATGAAACAAAAGGTAGATAAATAAAAATGGAAAATTGGACTATAGAAGCTATTAATATGAAAGCAGAAAAAGAATTTGATAAAAAGTGGAGAGACCTCGAAGACACCGCGGAAAAGTTGGGCTTAGGTCAAGAAATTGTGATTAGGATTACGAACATGGATGAATGGAGAAAATATAGACGGGAAACAGTTCAAAAATTCAAAAAGGAAATTCAAGAAAGAATCATTGATACCCTATCGAGAGGAATTTACTAATGCCAGCATTTAAATGGGATGAAGACCACGGTTCTAAATATCGCTGGCTTGTCTTTGGAGTTCCTGGAGTGGGTAAAACAACTCTTAGTAAATATCTTAAAGGAAAAACTTACCTGCTTAGCTTGGATGATAGCTTCCACAGAATTGATTTCTGGAAAGGTAAAAATGATATCTGGTCAATTGATCCACAAGAACCAATCACAGATTTAAATAAATTTACTACAACTTTTAAGCCTGAAGAATATGACAATTTAGTGATTGACAATGTAAGTAATTTACAAAAGCTATTTTTTGTTGAGCGTGCCAGAAATACTAAGAGTGGCTTGGATAACAAGCAATCTGACTATGGCGAATGGAATACTTATTTAACTAGATTTATTGCCTATGTATTTAAATGGAACATCAATATTTTAGTTACTGCATGGGAAGCACAAAACAAGATTACTGATCCAAGTGGGCAAGAGTTTATGCAATATGGACCAGATATTCGTTACAGTCCTAGAGATTACATTATGGGAAACTGTGACGTTGTGGCCCGCATGGTTCAAAAACCACAGTCAGGAGAGCGTGGATTAATCATGCAAGGAAGTATTGATACATACGCAAAAAATCGCTTAGACAATCGAAACGGTAGCAAAGTAGAAGATTTTTTCGAGGTGCAAGATAAATGAGTTACTGGATTGGTTTAGTCGAACCAGATAAGAAACACAGAGGAATTGAAGACTTTGGTGTTCATTGTTCTTGGAATTTCAGAGAAATGATGGAGCATTTACCTTGTGGTTGGGTTAGAGAATGGCAAGGTAAGCAAGTTAGGGATATGCTTCAAATACTAAATGATAGTTATTTTGAACTAGCAAACCATACAGGTTTATATGAAAAATATGAAACTGATTCTGATAGAAATTTAGGATCAATTGAAAGCTGCATGAATATCCTACAACAATGTTACGCTGGCTTTTCATCTAATCCGCAAGGAATAATCGTGGTGGATTGATAAGGGAAAAAGAAAAATGAAAACTATAAAACAACAACAAAGTGAAATAGAGACAACTTTTTTTGCTGAAGATACTGGAGGAAGTGGTTCAAAGAATTGCTTAAAAATATCATTTCCTTCAACTCCCCAAGAAAATATTGAATTTACTTTTCACGGTACTTGGGAATTACAAGAGTTTTTGATGCAGATGCAAAACATTATTAACGAATTAAAAGATTCGAATTTTTGGAACGGAGATTTAAAACTAATGCCACCAAAAGTTCAAACATCTGAAAAATATTCTGGAGTAAGTCATGTTTAAGCTATTTGATTATCAGCAAAAACTAGTTAATAGTACTCGTCAAGCATTAGCAGAAGGTCATAAAGGCGTTCTTATAGTAAGCCCACCAGGTAGTGGTAAGTCAGTAGTCATATCTGAAATAGCTAGATTAACAACTGAAAAAGGTGGCAATGTATTATTCTTTGTTCACCGAAAAGAATTGGTTAATCAAATTAAAGATAGCTTTGTAAAGCAAGGCGTTGACCTGAACAATTGCACAATCATGACAGTTGGCAAGGTAGCTAATAGATTAAACTATCTTTCAAAACCTAATTTAATCATCGTAGACGAATCGCAACATAGTAGGGCTAAGACTTATCTAAAGATATTCAATCACTTCTCAGATGTGCCGAGATTAGGTTTTACAGGTAGTCCATGGCGATTATCTGGTAAAGGATTTAAGGATATCTATTCAAAAATGATTGAAGGACCATCTGTTAAGTGGTTAATCGAAAATCATAAGCTTGCTCCATTTACTATGTATGGCTACCGATTAGGGGATGAAAGTAAGTTAAAGCGAGGATCAACTGGTGATTACACAAATAAATCATTAGAAGATTTTAGCAAGTCCATAATTCGTGGAGACATCATAAAAAGCTGGCAGAAGTTCGCTAGAGGACGTAAGACGATAGTTTATTGTCACTCAGTACAATTTGCCAAGGAAGTAGCAAAAGATTTTAGATGGGCTAATATAAGCGCCTATGAAGCTGATAGTAAAACACCTGAAAAAGAACGAGACAAAATTATGCAAGATTTTAAAGATGGAAAAGTAACAGTGTTATGTAATTGTGACCTTATTTCCGAGGGCTTTAATGTTCCTGACTGTTCTTGTGTGGTTTTGCTTAGACCAACTGAAAGTCTAGTCGTGTACTTGCAACAATCTATGAGATGTATGAGATATCAGCCAGATAAACAAGCAATAATTATCGACCAAGTAGGGAATTTTACAAGGTTCGGCTTACCAGATATGGATAGAGAATGGACGCTAGAAGACCGTTCTAAACACCCACAAAGAGAGGGTGGAAGTGATGGAATAGCCATTAAAACTTGTCCTAATTGTTTCGGAGTAATTATGGCAAGCTATCACATATGTCCACTCTGCGGTTACAGTTTTGAAGCTGAATTTAGAAAGCTAGCAGAGGATAAAAGAGCCGAACTTGAAAAAATAAACCTTAATGCAAAAGAAATGCGAGAGCGTAAAAAGAAAGAAAAGGAATTACTATTACGTGATCCTAGTACATTTACTTCTTTCAAAGAATTTGCAATTTACGGCAAAGCTATGGGGCACAAACCAGGCTGGGCTTGGCACAGAGCAAAGGCAAAAGGATTAATTAAATGATTAGAAATAAAGTGTTTCTATTAAACGAATATAAAGAGATTGATACGTTTATTGAAAATCATGAAGTAATTAAGAAACACGGATTTGTTAAGAACTACAAACCATATTTAAAGATTTATTACAAAGAAGAGGAGAAATAAAAAATGACAGGATTTTTAAATTTTAACCCAGATAACGTTAATTACAAGACAGAAAACACACTACTTCCAGCAGGTACTTATGAAATGATTATCAAATCTGTGGAAGTAAGAGCTACACAAGGCAATAATCCACATGAATATATGAATTTTGATTTAGTAGTACGTAAAGATTTAGATAAAGTGCCTGAATTAGCAAAGACCAATGCAACTCAACACGGTCGACATTTATTTGTTTCAGTTTGGACTTTAAAAGATGATGCAGGTAATGACAGCGGAAAATATGATCCAAAAGTATTAAGTCATATTGCTAAAGTAGCAGGTTTACCAGCAATTAATTTCAATTCAATCCAAGAATACATGAACGCCTTATTTAATAAGCCAGTTCGTACATCTGTAACAATCAGAGAAAACGAATACCAAGGTCAAAAGCAAAAACAAAACGAATCAACACCTATTTATTTCAAAAAAGGTGCAACAAAGCCTGCTTACATTGGTTGGTATCAAACTAAATACCCACTTCAAGCTGCAATGCAACAACAATTAGCAGAAAGTAATCCAGCAACAAAAGGCGGACAAGATCCCTTCCCAACTAATGAAGGTACACAAACTGTAAACGATGATGATTTACCATTCTAGGAGTTGAATAGATGATTAAAGTAATGTTGATACTCTGGTATTTGCTAATTGGATTCGTTTGGATATGCGGATTAATAATAAATCTAAGTGGAGAATTTCAATATAACGCATTAAATCATAAGAAAAAGATAAGTATTTGGAGCATTGTTACTTCGCTATTTCTAACTGTATTGTTTCTAATTATTGCACTTTTACCTAATTTTATAGGTGCAGTAGTTCAATGGCTCGTAAGTTTATTCCATTAGTGAGGAGTTGAATTAAATGCCTAAATTCAATTATCAAAATATCCCACAAGAATTACGCAATCTTAAGCAATGGGGATTATTTGAACTTAAATGGGTTGAAGCTAGAAAGAAAAATACAAAAATTCCTATCAATCCTTATGATGGATCGGCTGGTAAATCCAATGATCCTAATACGTGGTCAGACTTTGATACAGCAATGCGTGCGTTGAATGAAGTAGAGCGAGCGGACGGTCTCGCTTTCTACTTTGCGAATGGTTATGTCGGCTTAGATATCGACCATATTGACAGTAATTTGGAAGACTGGCGAGCAGGTGATAATGATCCCAACAATCTAGTAAATAAATTTCAAGACCTTACAGACAACACCTACATGGAAGTTAGTCAATCAGGTACAGGAATACATGCAATTTTTAAAGGCAAAATTCCTGGCAAGAGACGTAGAAAAGGCAATTATGAAATGTACCAAACGGGCCGTTTCTTTGCCTTGACTGGTAATAATATCATTCCTAATCCGACTATTAAATCTATGTCAGATGATGAAATGAAAACTCTATATGAATTTTTGTTTGGCAAGGATAACGTAGTCCAGCTTCATTCAGAAAGTGACAATATCACTCCAGTAGATTTATCAGTTGTTGAAATTATTAAGAGGGCTGAAAATTCAGCTAAGACTGGTACAAGGTTCACTATGTTTATGAAAGGTGGGTGGGAGCAATTCTACTCATCACATTCCGAAGCTGATATGGCTTTTGCAAACGACTTGGCATTTTGGACTGGTAGAGACTTCCACAAGATGGATACTATCTTCCGTAATTCGAGTTTGATGCGTGAAAAGTTTGATGAAAAGCATGGTGCAGTGACTTATGGTACGTCATTGCTTAATAAGGCAATCAATGAAACACAGAACATCTACAATCCTGAGAGTGATAGCCAAGATTCAGAATCATCTTACACATTTTCTTTCAATGAAGATAAAACCAAGAAAATCATGCCCCGTTCCTGGGATGACCAAGGTAGAGGGTTGAGAATGAGAGATCAATTTGCAACTGTATTAAAGTTTAATGCCGTTGATAAGAAATGGTTTTTCTTCAATGGATCATACTGGCAAGAAGATATTGGTAACCAAAAAGTGGAGCTAGCAGCAGAACGAGTTGCTAACTCAATCAAGACAGAAAAGCCAGAGCTTAAGTTTTCCACTAAAACCGATAACGATAAAGCTATGAATGAGTGGTACAGATTTCAGAAAGATTCTCGTTCTCATATGGCAAAAATGCACATGATTGATGAATTTAAGAAATATGTGATTGTCAAACACGGTGAATTTGATAAAAAAGATATGCTACTCAATACCGAATCTGGCTATGTGGATTTAAGTAATGGAGAACTACACGACCACGATATTGATAAAAAATTCAGTCATCAAACGCTTGCTGAATATTCAGATAATGTTGATGCTCCACTTTGGGATAAATTCTTAAATCAAATATTTAACAACGATGAAGAATTGATCCATTACGTGCAGAAAGCTATTGGTTATAGTTTTACAGGGTCAGTAGATGAACAGTGCTTATTCATTCTTAACGGTCGAGGACGGAATGGTAAATCAGTATTTTCTAATGTGGTCAGTGATGTAGCTGGTAATTATGCTAAGCAGATGAATGTTCAAACCATCGTTGCTAAGAAAAATCAAAGCGGATCGGCCAACTCCGATATTGCCAGACTAGAGGGAGCGAGAATTGTTACCAGTTCGGAATTAAACGAGGGTGATAGATTTGATGAATCCCTGGTAAAACAATTAACTGGTGGAGATAAGATCCTTGCTAGATTCCTCTATGGTTCTGAATTTGAGTACAAGCCTAAATTCAAAATCTGGATGGCAACTAATCACTTACCAATTATTAGAGGTACAGATGATGGTATCTGGAGAAGAATTAAGATCATTCCATTCAACATCCAAATTCCTAAAGAAAAGGTCGATAAGAAACTAGAATACAAGCTTAAGGCAGAATATACTGGCATACTCAATTGGATCGTTCAGGGAGCTATTATGTGGCAACAGGAAGGTCTAGAAGATCCAGAAGCAGTTAAACAGGTTATCGAAAACTACAGAGCAGAGATGGATCCTTTAGACGCATTTTTAGAAGAATGTTGCACTACTGGTCAAAATTATTCGATTAAAGCTAGGGATATGTATGACGCTTACCATGAATGGGCAAAAGAATCTGAAGAATACAAGATGAGTATGACTAAGTTTGGTCGAGAGATGAGTAAAAAATTACTCAGAGTTAAAAAAAGAGATGGCTGGTGTTATGTTGGCTTGAAATTGAAAGAGCCAGACAGTGATTATAAATTTAATTTTTGATGTGTTACGGATGTGACGGGTTGTGACATGTTGTGACGGGTTAGGGTGACGGGTTGAGCCTTAGAGCCACAAAGGATGTGACGGGTTTTACGGGTATGACGGCTTATGGAAGACCTTTTATTATATTTTTTTATTATTTTTTAGATATCATTTTAGAGGTAATAAACTCGTCATACTCGTCACAACCCTAGAGCGAGTAAGGCTTAAACCCGTCACAAACTCGTCACAAACCCGTCACAAAAAAACGCAAACCCGTCACATTTAGCAGTCGACACATTAGAGTGCTAATCGATTATATACTAAAGGAATATTTTTATGAGAAAACAACCTGATTGGAGCCCCCTCCTACTAACGTGTGGATGTTTCCTAATTCTAATGACAATTGTTTGCTGGGTGGTGTTTTGGTTATAGACAAGATTAAATTCGTTAAAAATCATTGGGAGTATCCCGATGGAACACCAATCGATTACGAAAAAAGAAATTCAAAAATATTACCGTAACTGGAATAGGTTTTTGAGATTAATTGAGGTAAAGAAATGAACAGAATTAAGATTTTAAGGTTAGTTAATAATAAAACTCAAAAAGATTTAGCGAAATATTTAAATGTTTCTAAACAAGCCATTGTTTACTATGAACAGGGTAAAAGAAACCCAAAACCAGAAAATTGGCAAGCTCTAGCCGACTATTTCAATGTTTCAGTCCCTTATTTACGAGGTGCAACAACTTATGAAGTTTTAGATTCCGCTGAAAAAGATATTTATAACTATGTAATTGAAGCTATGGATCGGGCTTTTAATGATTGTGCATTATTACCCGTCCAACAAGAAAGGATTCTTAAAGCAATAGCTTACAGTATTGATAATGGAGAATTGAATTAAACTTCTTTGACTGGTGAAGTTGATGAAATAGTAGAAGAGGATATGAAATGATAGCAACAAATGATAAATGCCCTTATTGCGATTTTCCAGGTGAAGATCAAATTGGAGATGTATACGTAGTAGAAATTATTGAACAATATAATATTGATGATCCAAGTAGTGTGGCTAATTTTAATACTTATACAAAATTGTTTCGAGATATCGAAAAAGCACGTGTGTATTTAAAACTAGTAAAGCAAGCTTGGTTAGAAGATGAAGATATTGATCCTAAAGATATCTATGAATATCCAGACAAAATTGGGATTAAGCCGAATGAAATATCTAAATTTGGATTTAATTTACAGGCCAACATTCAGGGAAAGGAGCTTAACTGATGGAAGTAATAGATAAATATATGTGTGGGAGGAAGCTAACTCATGACTAAACAACAAGAAAAATGCCCATACTGTCAGGGTGTAAAAAGAATTAGAGATGATCTAGTTCATTATACTTTCAGACACATCTTGCAAATTCAAAATGGTGATGAATTATGGTCAACAGTGATTACCAATAAGAACGAATATAGAACCATGGCTTACATTGAATACTGTCCTAAATGCGGGAGGAAATTATGAACATCTATTTAATTCAATCAACTGATTGTCTTATGGATCAAGCGATACAAAATGCAATTGTGGTTGCAAGAAATAGAAATATTGCAATAAAAAAGTTCTCTAAAGAGTTACGCAATAATCCATATTGCCACCAGAGCTATAGGTCAACTTGGTTTTCATGCAGGAAAATTAATTTAAATAAACCACAAATGCTAATTCAATATGGCGGAGATACTTGGCAATTTGATGAAGTTAAATACGAACAGGAGTAAAAATTATGAAAGAATTTAACGAAAAACATATTAAAGATTTACAAGAAGTAGGTGGATTTGTATTACAAGATGTTTTTGGACACATAGTAGCAATTGGCATTGATTCGGAATATCCAGACATTGCAAGCTTTTTAGATGATTACATTGAAATATATGGAATTTACGATTTATCAAAACGCCTAGGATATCAAAATAGTAGAAAAATGTTAAATGATTTAATCACTAAGACTATTGGCTTTACTTTTCCAATAACTCATATTGAAACCAAATTAATGGGTGCATTTAAGGGAATCTCAGCAGATGATTATGCAAAGAAATTAGAAGAAAGACAATGGCACTTAGGAGATGTTGTGGAAGACGGTAAGGGTCATAAAGCAATGATTATTCAAGACGATCACTATTTTTATGAGCTAATGAAAATTAAAGACGAGGGTGCATTTCAAACGTTTAGATATTTTGATATTTCTGCTGATTTAACCGAATTGCAAGATGACAATCCTGAATGGCACAAGGTTGTGGAGGATTAACGATGAAAGTAATTGATAAGCGACCAAAAAGAAATAATGAATGGCATGTTGGAGATGTAATTTGTTACTACAATCAGCCAGATAATAAAAATTATGGAATGATTATGGCCTATGAATGTGATGAAGATATCGATGCTAACAATCTTTACTGTCTGGTAGGCATAGACCGTAATGCAGGAGATGTAGAAGTTTATGATTCTCCCTCAATTGAAGATCTGCTAAAAGAAATGAACGTATATAGTCATGTCGAGAAAGTAAATGCTCATTTAGTTGTGGAGGACTAGCAATGGAAATTATTGATAAGCGCACAAAAAAAGAAGAACACTGGCAATTGGGAGATGTGTTGGTAGCTAATAGCGACGACTCAAAAGGCTTAATTGTAAAAAATAGCAACGCAAAATATTGTTTAATGAACATTACTCCTGATAAAAGGTGGAACTATAGCACTGCAGAAGATGATTGCTTTGGCAATTGTTATAAAACTCTTTCAGACTTCTATGAAGCAACATATCCTGATTGGCACAAAGTAAACGCAAAGCTGGTGATCGAATGATGCTATGTATGGCAAGAGCGTATGTTGAAAAATATAATCCCAAGGTTAAATTAAGTCAAAAGCAATTGATTAAAATGGTGCATCAGATTCAACCAACTGAACCGTTGCCCGAAAAAATAGATAGCTATGAAATTAAACCCTGCAAGGACTTTTCAAGACGAGGTATTATTTCTATTTTTTACAAACTAGGAGATTAAATATGAAAATTAGATCAATCATTGAAATGGATAATGGTGTGAAATATTGTCTTCCTACAGATTTAGAGGAAGTTATCTATAACATAGAAAATAGTTCAGGAATGGTACCTGTCGATGCAATATGTGCGGCAACGGAGTATCAAACTTTTTGGAGTTTAAAAGGTATTGTTGATAATCAAAAGTATTACACAAAAGAATCAATTTTAATTAATCCACTTCATATAGTAAGTATTATTCCAGATTGTATTGATCTTGAAGGGGAACCCCAATAAATGCTAATAGAAATACTTTCATGTTTACTTGCTGTAATTTATCCAATACTACTTATAGTAGATATTCATCAGCAAACAAAAACTCAGAAAAAAGTAGACAGCTTACATGAAAATCTCAAATCACATCAAGACACGTGCAATGCACTTAATCATAAGCTTTCAGCAATTGTCAACGATCAGGGAACTTTCAATGAAGCTGTAACTCGCAATATGGAAACTCAATGGTCGGCTATTCATATAATTGTCAATCAAATTAAGGAGAAAGAATAATGGCAAATAATTCAAATAAAACATTAACAGGACAACGATTATCATTTAATGCAGGTTTGAAGAATTTCAAGGCTGATGGAGATGCAGTAACAATTACTTTAATTGCTGATGCTAAGCAATTAGATTTAAACACTTTAAATAAGATTTCACTCAACTCTCTAACTGTGGATTTCACTAGCGTGCAAACTGAATTACTTCCAGAACCTAAGAAAGTTGAGGACTAGTAATGATTTCAATTGATATTGATGATGAAAAATTAAAGCATGAATTACAAAGAGTTCTAAACAAAATATACCAGACTGAATCATTTAACATTAGTGATTTAAATTTAACTTCGACTGGCTTTTCTACTAGAAATGATTTGACGTTTAATTTAAAAATTGGTGCATACCCAATTGAACGCATTACTAACATTCCTTTTACAAATCTTACTATTAAACAGTCTACAATTGACAAACTTGAAGAGGATCAAAAGAAACATGGCTTTAAATCTATTGAAACTATGATTACAGATATTTTGGAGAAACACTATGACACCATCTGAACATAGTATACAATCACAAATTCAGGTTGAATTGTCTAAGCATCATTGCACCGTGTTTAGAGCTAATGTGGGTAAAGTAAGAACCCCTGATGGAAGATTCTTTTCTACAGGATTACCATCAGGCTATACAGATTTAAGCGGGTTTCGCTGGGTAGACGGCAAGGCATTCTTTATTGAGGTTAAAAATGCAACTGGCAAGCCTAGAGAGGATCAGATTAGATTCCACAGAATGCTTGCATCCCACAATATAATCCATGGAATTGCACGTTCTGTGGACGATGCAAGAATGATTGTTGATGGTGCATTAGTTGGATATGGGTTTGACGATTATGGGAGTGAAGTAAATGACTTCGATGGTTAAATTTATCAATCAGGCAGAAGAAAAATACGGCAGTATTTATGAAGCACCATTAAATTGTATTGAATTTCAAAGATTTAGAGTTGCATTAGGAATTAATCCCTTTGCAAAAAAGCATGTGATTGAGAGTATAGAACAGGTTATGGTCTATGTTGACCATGGCTATACTGCTAGTGAAACTGCTCAATTAATGCGTGTTAAACTGAAAGATTTAAAAAGTTATGCTAAAAAACATGGCATTAGATTTCATCAATACTATCAATACAGGGCAGAGGATAAAGGTAAATTATATTTTAGTGCTACCTATGGGGCTATATGTAGAAAAGTCAAGCCTTATAAAGTGCAAAAAATTACAAAACATTTTGCAGATGTTCCTGATGGAGCGATGTATTTTGAACACAGAAGATGGAGAGTTAAATGACAGAAATTAATTTTAATGATATTGCAACTGAAATGGCTAAAATTTTAGAAGAAAAAAATCAAGCTTATGGCAATTCGTTTGACCTAACTATGGATAAGTGGGGTACTAATGTAGCTGGAGCTAGAATAGATGACAAGATTAATCGAATTGATGGAATGCTTAAGGATAACAATTTCATCAAGAATGGAGAAGGCTTACTAGATAATCTGTTTGATCTAGCTGGGTATTCATTCTTGTTGATTAGATATTGCGTTAACAAGGGCATGGTTACAGAAGATCAGACTAGAAAGTATTTTAAAGCCCCTGACAATCTATAATTATTAAAGGTATGTACTTAGGTACATGCCTTTTTGCTATTCTCTTTAGCACTTTATATAATTAAGGCATATAAGTTTGAGGAGTTGGTAGCACGTGAAACGTGCCGTTTTTCTTCATATCGAATCAATTTTGCGTGGCTATCCTCGCATGAATGATTACATTAAACAACGACTTAATAATAAGTATTATTCATTAGACGATGATAAGGCGGTTAGTGTTTTAATTGAACAGCAAATGGTAGTAAAGAACTGTTTGGTTAACTCTACGGAAGAGGATCAGCAATTGATTGATAGTCTATATTTTCATCATGATCCTAATAAGACGATTGATGGGGTAGCAATGGATTTAAACATCTCGCGCAGTGCGTTGTTTTATAAAAGAAATAAGTTCATGGAAGCAATTAAAAGGGGACTAGGCTGGTAATTCATACGAACCCCAATCCGTTAAATTGATGGGCTGTGATATTAATAACAGCCGAACAGACTAATAATTATTTTTCATTTTAAAACCCCAACCAATCAATTAGATGGCTGGGGTAAAATTATTGACCTGACAGGTCGGTAATTGTTTTTCATTTTTTATTTTTTTGGTGAGGAGTTACATTTAGATGAAATTGATTTATTCTAAGAATACTCATAGATATATTTTGATTGCTCCGATGAATTTTAATTTTGAATCTTTTACTGATTTCAAAAGCAAATTTGCAAAATTAAATAATATTCCAGACAATCGTTTAATCATATTACCTAAAGAAAATTTAAACTGTATTGACATATCTGATGGATATGTCGAAGTGTAAACCATTTATTGTATTATTCAATTAATTAACGGATAAATTAAATTCCAATATTAATAATCAACCATAGAGGGGGTATTTAAATTATCATGAAATGTATATTGTGGAAGACAGCTGGAGAACAACCAAGTGATAAACTAATTGAAGCTTTTCATGCTAAGAAAATTGATGGCTATTACGTTGGCGAACTAACCGAAGACGCAATAAAAAAACTGCAAGAAATCATTCACAGTGTGGAAGCCACAGTTTATACAATTGAGCTTAAAGGAACAAAAGGTTATTAGCAAGCTTATTGGTATGTATGCTAAGTCATTAACAAACACTTTTAATGAACCGGAAGAAACAATTCCATGGATACTAGATACATATCCAGATCAAAGATAAATGTATAGATAGTAAGTAACGATTTATTTTAAATACAGTAACAAATAATTTATAGAATAAAATTAAAAGCGATGAGTTATTTCATCGCTTGTTTTTTTTATATTCAATTTTCATTCGACTTTTCAAAAAATAATTTTTTCTGTATAACATCCAGAATAAGGAGAAAAAGACGGGGTAGGTATAAAAGACCCCTTAAATAAAATCCATTAACACTTTGTAAGTACAAAAAGTAAGAACTTACTAAAAATAAGTATAACAGTGTTATTTTTAACCCGTTTTGTTTTCACAAGTGGGCTTTTATATCTTACGATTCGAGTATATGCGTAATTAATAGTTGCATTATTGAGTTTAAGCTATTAATTAAGTATTAATTCATTTAAAATACGCTATATAATAGAAGAAAAAATAATTTTAAAAATATTTCAAAAAAGTATTGACAATTAATGCGTGCATTAATATAATTTACTTGTAAATTGAATTAAGGAGGTGAGCAAATGAAAAAACAAAGCATAGCAAACCGTAAAAGCTTAGATAAAATAAAAAATGAAGATCCTAAAAAATACGATGAGCTTAACCGATTAAAAAAGATTAGAAGCGCAACATCTAGCCTGAGACTATACGCCACTAAGGAAGAACTAAAGAAAATTAGTGGCGATATAAAAGAGGTTAATGAATTTTTAGAAAATCATTCTAATTTATCTAAGGAAGAACTAAAAAAGCTTAGATTTGAGCGCTTTAAGAAGAAACGTGGCAGACCTAAGCGAAAATAAAAAAGCCGTCTAAGTACTGGCATACTTAAACGGCAAAAAAATTAAAACTTATCTATATACATTGGACCGTATTAGAAAAGATTTAACGTGAAAATTATATCACGCTTTCAAAGTCTTTTCTAGTACAACTAAGAAAGGACTTTTTTTATTATGAAAAATTATAACTACTTAGAAGCTGTAAAAGAAGATGTAAAGGCTTGGTTAAAGGATAATTCCGATCAATTTGAAGAAATTAAAAATAATAATAAAATTGATGGCGTTATTGATTGGGACGGTGTCAAAGACGATTTAAACGAAATTCTATGGAATGAAGATTCCATTACTGGGAACGGTTCAGGCTCTTATACTTTTAACAGTGAGAAAGCGCGCGAGTATGTTTTAGATGGCGACGGCTGGCAACATTTAGAAGATTTAGCAAACGAAGGGTGGATTACATATGAAAATATAGGTAAGGATGTTACTAACTATAATTTTGAAAGTTTAGACGTTGCATTAAGATGCTACTTTTTAAGTCAAGCAATTGAAGACGTTATTGCGGATTAAGAGGTAGTGAAAAAATGAAACCTATAGAAAAAGAAGAACTAAAAAAATGGATTAAGCAGGAACAAGACAATAGCCAGGCATTTTACAGCGAAAATATTCGAGAATATTGGGGTAATTTTGTTCTGTCTAGAGTGGAAAGCGGGGAAGTTACCACTTTAAAACAAGCCAAGTTTTTAGGCCGCGCGCTGTGGGTGTTTTATGATAATGCACTTTATATTAAAGATCATGAATAGGGAGACTAAAGCAATGAATTACGACACATATATAGAAAATATTGAAACTTTATCAAATTTTGGCGGTTGGGTTATATACGACTTAGAAGGGACAATTTTAGAAAAGTTTGAAGTGTATGATGAAATGGTAGAAGTGTACGACTATTCTTATAGTAATAATCCTGATACCGTGGCGGGTTATGCTATTCTTGACCCTCGTCAAGTGGGCAATACAACTTTAAAACAAGCTAAAATATACCGCTAGGAGGTTCTAAAATGCTAAAAAATATTATTATTCATGACTTTATTTAATGCGCCCGTGCAAAATTACAACCCATTAGGTAAAATAGAGTTTAGACAAGTAGTAAACACTAATACATTAAAAAAAGAAACTATTATACTTACACCCGTTCAAGCCAAACAATTCGACGAGGTGGGAGAAATAGCAGACGATAAATTAAAATAAGGGGAACTATTATGGATATTCAAAAACAATTTGAAAAAATGCACCGTAATTATATGGATAGTATTAAATATGAAGGCTCTATCTATCACACTATCTATAGTGATGATACTTGTGTAGATGACGATTTGCCATTTGCTTACGCCTATCAAAAAGACGACGATAGTATATATAAGGTGTATTTCAAGCCTGTTGACGGTTGGCAAGATATGGACGACGCGAGCGACTGGGTAAACGACTGGGAAAACGATATACACCACATTGAACAGATAACAAACAACGCAAGCGACACCGTGGACTTATTACAACAATTGAATTAATTATAAAGCTGGTATAAATACCAGCTTTTTTTTATTACCTGAAATTATAAATTTTAACCGTCCTTTTTTATGCTCTTTTTTTATTATCTATACATTTTACATTTGAATATATAATTTAAATATTTAAAGGCTAGTAACTCACTAGCCTTTTTTTCTATGCGGTCAAACATCTTTATTATTTTGGACTTTTTAAGGACTTTTAAGCGTCTTTTTACCTGTAAAGTATAAGCATACTAATTAATAAATAAATCGCTTAGAGCTAATTATATTAGCTATTTACTACATGATGTAGTTTAATATCTGACACACTACATATAGATATAAATGAATATAAGCCGATTTAAGCGTATTTAAGGAAGATGAGTATGATAACACACAAATGTAATAAAAGTGGTTGTAATAGGTTAATTTCAACTAATCAGAAATATTGTGATAAACATCAACACTATTACTCACGCAAATACGATAAACAACGCATGACTAATAAATTAACTCGAAATTATCGTTTATTTTATCAGTCTAAAGCGTGGAGAGATTTAAGAGAGTACAAGCTTAATAAAAATTCATTGTGTGAACGTTGTTTAATGCAAAATAAACACACTTTAGCAACAGATATACATCATAAGCATGATGTATTTAACCATTGGAACGAGCGTTTGAAAATTGACAACTTGGAAGCACTTTGCAAGCCATGCCATGAGAAAATTCACAAACTCGGGTACTATAACGGCTTGTTATAAAATTATAACGGTTACAAAAAGTAAGAGCACCCCAAACATTTGATCCCCCTATGGTTGAGCCATTTCGCTAACCGTCCCGCAGTTTTCTTCATGCAAAATTCCTTAAATGAAAGTTTTTTGGGTTGTAACGGCGTTACGAAAAGCCCGATTTTACGCAGTTTTTACTTTAGAAAGGTCGTGAAAATTCACAAATGGCTGGAAGACCAAGGAAGCATTCCACACAAGATAAATCTCATAAAACTAAAGCTGAAAAAGAGCTAAGAAAAGAAGAAGAACAGTTTGCTGGAGCAGAAAACTTCAAGCATTTGGGAACTAAGCCACCTAAATCTTTAATGGATGTAACTGCAAGAAATGAATATAAACGTGTTGTTCCTTTATTAATTAATTTGGATATCACAGCTTTAGATCAAACGTTGGTGGTTAACTACTGTAATTCCTACTCCCTCTACTTACAAGCGATTAAAGCCGTTAAAAAGGAAGGGCTAGTTATTAATGGCAGAAAGAATCCTGCATACAACATTTATTTAGATATGCAAAAGGAACTTAGAGCCACAGCTGGTCAACTAGGAATGACTTTAGATAGTCGAATGAAACTTGTTAAGCCTGAGAATCATGAAGAAGAGAAAGATCCTTACGCACAAGTAGGTGAAGTTCAATGATTGATGAAACAACCAGATACGCGCAAGAAATTGTGGGTTTAAAGATACCTGCTAATAAAAAGACGCGTCAGGCAGCTAAAAGACACCTAGATGACCTTGAAAAGTCAAAGAATGACGACTATCCGTACTACTTTGACGCTAAAAAGGCAGAGACTGTCATTAACTTTATTAGCTCTTTGCCCAACCCAGATGATGGTCAACCTATGAAGTTGGTTAACTTCCAAGCGTTTATTGTAGGTTCATTGTTTGGCTGGAAGAAAAAGAAAGATGGTCTTAGAAGATTTACTTATGCGGTTATCTCAATGGCACGTAAACAAGGTAAATCAATTATTGTTGCTGGTATTGCATTATATATGCTGGTTTACGAAAAGAACCCAGTAATGGCACGCCAGATTTATACTGCTGCAAATAAGCGAGATCAAGCAAAACTTACTTTTAACTATGTGGTTGACTTTTTAAAACCACTTAGATACAAGTCAAAATTCTTTAGAAAACGTACTCGAATTAAACGAGACACCATCGAAGATACAGAAAGTAGTTCATTTATTACTCCCCTCTCAAATGATGTTAAGGGGATGCAAGGTTTGAACACGATGCTAGGGATTCTTGATGAGCAGGCCGATTCTACTGATAGATCAGTTCTGGAAGCTATTCAGAAATCCCAGCGTCAACAGAAACAGCCATTGACTATTATTATTTCAACCGTTTCGGATCAGATTAATGGTTGGTTTCATGAAACAGAATATAAGTACGTTACCAAGCTACTCAATGGTGATGTGGAAGATGATACTTACTTTGCTGTTTGGTATGAGCAGGACAACGAAGAAGAGCTGGTTGATCCTAAGAATTGGATTAAATCGAACCCTATTCTTTATGACGACAAAATCTGTGAACACTTACTTCCAAAACTAAAAGAAGACTGGAAACGTGCTCAGGACATGGAAACTACTACTTCTTCTAAGATTTATACCTTTAATATGTGGCAACAAGCCAGTGAAAATTCCTACATTAACGTAAAAGATTGGTCAACTATTCGAATTGATAAAACACCTGATTTATATGGCAGGGATGTCTATTTAGGGCTTGATTTAGCTCGTGTAGGAGACCTATCAGCTGTGAGCTGGTGCATACCAATTGATGAAGACAGTAAGTTTTATGTTGGCTCTCACGCATTTGTTGGAACTCGTGGAGGAATAGAAAACAAGATACAGCGAGATAAGATTGATTATCTTGCTTTACGAAAACGGGGAGAAGTTACCTTAAGTAACTTGCAGAGTGGCAATATTGATGACCAACAGATAATTGATTACATCTACAACTTCATTGGTCAATATAACTTAAACGTTAGATCAATGTGTTATGACCGCTACTCTGCAAATCACATCATAGATACGTTTAATGAAGATGGTTATCTTATGGTTGATGTAGCTCAAGGATTAGCCACTTTGTCTGAACCAACTAAGCAATTTAGGAAGTTTGTTCAAGACAAAACTATTGAGCATGGAGATAATCGATTGCTTGAGATTGCTGTGAATAACGCAATCGTTAAGGAAAATAACGATGCAGTTATTTTGGATAAAACAATGTATCGCAATAAGATTGACCCTTTAGCAGCGTTAATCAATGCGTTTACTCAAGCGTATCTATATGACTTCTCTCTTGTTCATAAGAGAGATGATGATTTTTATGAAAACGAATTTCACTTTTAAAACTATTAGTCTATGGATTTTAGCTAATATCCATACCTTATTTTGCCTAATCGGAATACTACTTGTTTCAGTAGGACTGTTTCTGATTGGAGCACCTGTTGGCTTTATTGGTACTGGAGTTATTTTGGTAACTTTAGCTATCTATATTGACCGCACATCAAATTACAAATAGGAGGTGACATAATGACCTTTTTTCGTTCGTTAACAGCGTTTAACGATTCAGGATCTGTTATTGACTTCAATGATAGTAATCCGCGATATGTTCCAATTGACAAGTTACGGAACTCAGATGTATTTACAGCCGTCAACGTCATTTCTAACGATATCGCAACTAATCCCATTAAGCTTGAAAGCGATAATGTCAACCACCTTACAGATGATAATTTTAGTGACTTAAACTACTTGCTTAATGTAAAACCTAATGATTATGTTTCTGCACGAGATTTTAAGTATGCCTTATGTGCGAATTTACTACTCACAGGTAATGCGTATGCACGTATTCTTCGATCGCACCGTAGAAATAAACCGATGGCTTTAATTCTACTTAGACCAAGTTGGGTTGATGTAGAAATGGAAGACCTAACAGGGCAGATTAGATACTACATTCAAGACAATACTCATGATCCGTATTACTTAGATCCTGAGGACATTATTCATGTAAAAATGCTTACCACTAATGGAATTATAGGCGCTAGTCCTCTTTATTCATTAGTTGATGAGCTTTCAATGCAAAAGCAAGGAAACAAATTACTTAATGACTTCTTTGGGTCTGGTATTAATGGTTCAGCAATTCTTAAATTGCCAGGAGATCCTACACCTGATTCTAGGGACAATGTGCGTAAGAAATGGCTTGAAGCAAACACTGGTAACAAAACACACCGAGTAATGGTGCTTGGTTCACGGGAAGAATATACTCCCGTAGAAATCGATACTTCCATTTTGAAAATCGTCAACTCCAATGATTACACTACCAAGCAGATTGCAAAAGCGTTTGGTATACCAGTTTCTCGTTTAGGGCTAGAAAACGCACATACATCACTTCCACAATCAAACCTAGATTACATTCAAAACTCATTAGATCACTACTTCAATCGCTTTACTTCTGAATTTAATATTAAACTTCTGTCATTTCAACAAGCTAAGAAGTATCACTTTGAGTTTGATGTATCTCGTTTAATGGAGCTTGATACCGAAACAAATATGAAGCAAACACTTGATTGGTATAAGAGTGGATTGCTTGATGATAATGAAGCTCGAAGAAGACTTGGATATGCGCCTCATAAAGATGTCATGTCTGGTACTCGTGTAATTATGAGTAACTTTGTTCCTATTGAAAACATCAGAGAGAACTTTCCTAATAACGTTATTAAAGGTAATCAATATGACGATAATGGCAAGCCTACTGATGAAGACCACTTTGAACAAACGGGTCAGGGCAATGTTGTAAAAGTTAAGACGGGGAAAGGCAATGACACTAATGGAGATCAGAAACTTAATTCAGATGCCGACCGTGGATCAGGAGACAAGAAAGATCCAAGGGACAGCGGTGGTATTCAACCAAAGAAGTGAGGACTTAGGTGGTTTTATTGAAGAAATTGAACCTACTGCTTTTGATGGTGTAGATACATCAGATGTAGTTCTACTTTACAACCACAATACGGGAGATGTGCTAGCTAGAACTAGTGCTAATACTTTATTACTCAATGTAGACGGTTCTGGAGTTCATTTTGAAGCTGAAATTCCTAAAACTACTTTAGGCAATGACACAATGACTAACTTAGAAAATCGTAATGTTCAAGGGATGAGTTTTGGTTTCACAATTGCTGACGATGATTGGCAAGAACAGCCAGATGGTTCACTGCTACATATTGTGAGAAAGATTGGAAAACTCTATGAGTTATCATTAACTCCTTTTCCTGCCTATAAAGAAACTGATGTGGCTGTTTCTCAACGCTCAATGAAAAATTTTTTAGATAAAAAGACTGAATTAGAAGCCGATAAAGAATGGCTAAAGTTACAAAAAGACTTAAATATCAAGGAGATTTAAATGTTAAAAGAAAAGATTAAGGAAGCTACAGCTAAATACAATGATTTAGTTCAAAAGCGTAGCACCTTATTGAAGGAAGCAGATACTGCTTCTGAAGTAAAGGATATTAAAGAAATTCGTTCTAAGATTACTGGTCTTAATACTGAATTAGATCAAGCTAAAGCTGACCTAGACGATTTAAAAGAACTAGAAAAAGAAGAACAACGCTCAATTGCTCCTGAGGTTAATGAAGGGCCTCATCACCGTGGCGGTGGTTCAAGTAAAGATAAGTTGGAAATTCAAAAACGAGCTATTAATGCTTACATTCATACTCGTGATGCGTCTAATGCAGCAGAAGTTGGATTGAAGTCACAAGACGCAGAAGTTACTATTCCTAAGGATATTAAGTATGTACCTACCGAAGAAGTTAAAACTGTTGCTGATTTATCAAAATATGTAACTAAGTTTAGTGTTACAACATCGTCTGGTACTTATCCAATTGTAAAGAGAGCAACTGGTAAGCTACACACTGTAGAAGAACTTGCTAAAAACCCAGAATTAGCTAAGCCAGAATTTGAAAATATTGATTGGAAAGTAGCAACTTATCGTGGCGCTATTCCTCTATCAAAAGAAGCTATTGATGATTCTGCTGCCGATCTAATTAGTATTGTTCAAAATAATGCAAACGAACAAAAGATTAACACTACTAACGATGCAATTTCTACAGTTTTAAAGACATTTACTGCTAAAAGCGTATCTGGTACTGATGTTGACGCAATTAAACATATTTTAAATGTGGATTTAGATCCAGCATATCAACGTACTATTGTTGCATCACAAAGTTTCTATCAATACTTAGACACTTTAAAGGATAAGAATGGTCGCTACATGCTTAATGACCCAATTACTACTACTTCGCCAGCTATGTTACTAGGTGTTCCAGTAATTGTAGTTAATGATGAACTATTAGGTAATTCAGGAGAAGCTCACGCATTTATTGGTGATTTAAAACGTGCTGTATTATATCCAGATCGTGCAGATTTAAGCATTAGATGGGTAGATAACGATGTTTATGGTACGTATTTATCAGCATTCTTTAGATTCGGAGTATTCCAAGCTGATAAAAATGCAGGTTACTTTGTAACAGCTGGTACAGCGGGAAATTAAATCCCCCACCAGAAAATGGTGGGGACACAAAGCCCACTAATGCTAATACAGTAGCCGAAATTAAGGCTTACTTAGATAAGCATTCAATTGAGTATCCAGCGGCAGCGACTAAGGACGACTTATTAAAGCTGGTGTAATAAATGGCGGATACTACATTTGATAAACAACAATTTAAAGATTATTTACGTATCAATTTCGATGAAGATAATGCAGTCATTGAGAATCTGTGGAGGGGTGCGGAGGAAGTTATCTGCACGCAAGTTTCCAAAACCGCTACTCCAGAAAAATTATCTAAATATCAAATGTTTACTATTGCTGTTAGATTGCTAGCTACTCATTGGTATGAAAGTAAAACAGCTGTTCCACAGACTGCTACGGTTAAAGCTAACACTACCGAAATTCCATACGGAGTTACTAGATTAATCGACATTATTTATACGAGGTACGTAAATGATCCTGAATTTAATGAAGACGAAAATTCAGGTAATGAAGAACAAGACGGTCAAGAACAAGGAAGACGGGACATATGAAGATAAGCTAGTTCTCATTAAAGAACTATGGTGTGATGTCACACGGTCTACCTTGAAAGAGTATCGCGAAAATAGTGGCTTAGAAGAAGGCAAGGATAATACCGTCTTTTTAGTTAACTATATGGATAGTCGAGATATTACTAGTGATATGTTCATTCGTTTTAACGGCAATGACTACAATATTAAAAATATTCAACGCGATTATGAACGCTTTGATAGCACGAGAATAACAGGAAGGTTGGTGGAGAAGTAATGGTTCAAGGGCTAGAGGATGTCATGAGTAACATTCGTGCCCTTAGAGATAAGGGACAAAGAGCACAGAAAGATGCTCTTAATAAAATGGGTGATACTTTTGAAAATACCTTACGTGAAAATATACCAGTTGGTATGCAACACGGTTATGAAATTCACTTAGCAGAAGACGTTAAAAAAGGCACTCCACGAATGAGACAAGGTATTTTGTCTCTTAAGGTCGGACAGGCTGGTTCCGCATCTACCGGTGAATTGCCAGCTTGGTATGCACACTTTGCTGATACTGGATCAATGAAGAAAGCACCAACATTCTTTTCTGAAAAGTCTCGTGACCAATCAATACCTGAATTAAAACAAGACGTAATCGATCAGTTTAAGAAAGAGTTAGGATCATGATTTTTGCAGATCAAAAAGTTTATTCTGCTTTAGCTAATAACGAAAAGCTAACTAAGGCTATGGCTGATATGCAAACCAATTCTACAGATGAAGATATGATTTTTAATTTTGATATTCCAGAAGAATATCAAGGCAATAAGTATGCTCCTATTATTCGTGTGAATTACATAGGTAATAAATATCGCAGTTCTGATGACGATGGAGCATACACAAAGCCTAGAGTGTGTGTATCTTTATGGACTAAGACTTTTAGTCAAGGTACAAAATTATTACCTATTATTTTAGATGCTTTAAAAGGTATTGGTTTCTATCGATATGCTGATAGCCACACAAAAGATCCTGACACTGCTGACCAACCTAATAAACAACTATATATGTTCCAGTTATATGTGAATGGAATAATTTTTGAAGAAGAGGAATGAATAAATGGCTGAAGATAAATTTGTACCAATTGGTACAAAAAATTTACAAATTGCTCAATTAGATGATGCAGGAATGGTTAAAGGCGATGTACTTCATTTACCAGGTACTACAGAAATTGATATATCTGTTACATCAGAAAATGCAACACTTAATGCGGATGATGGTCCATACATGACCTTATCATCTGGTATTTCTAAAGTGACAGTTAAGATTAGTAATTATTTTTTAAATCCTAAAGCTAAATCAATGCTTTTAGGAACTGAATATGTAAAAGGCATGGAATTTTATAATAATGATTCATTGCCAAACCACGTTGCTATGATGTTTGAAACACAATTACAATCCAATGAAGCACACCCCCTCTATGTGGGTTTGTTAAATGGTACTTTCAAGTTCCCTGATCTTAAAAATAAGACCAAGGGATCTGGAGCTCCAGATCCGTCTCCTCAAGAAATTGAAGGTGAATTTATTATGCAAGCGCGTGGAAACAAAGAGACCGCTGAAATTAATGGTTTCACTTCAGATCCTGATTTTGATATGGAAACCTATAAAGCTTTGGTATTCCCTAAAGATCAAGCAAGTTTAGATGCAGCATTGAAGAAAGTTTTTGATGCAACTACACCTAGTGCACCTACTGTATAAAATTAAAACTACAATCAGTCGCGCTAGAAATAAACAATAGTCACAGACCGCGGCTATTTATAGGAGAAAGCTATGAAAGAAACAATTAAGTTATATGAAGATGGCGAATACAAAACCTACGAACGAGATATGGCTAAGATCCCTTTAACTGTAGAGGATTGGATGAACGCTAGCGAATTAGACATCGCTCAACATAATTATTCAACGAGAATGGCTGGGGATAAACCAATGAAAGCCAAAGATGCACAAGACTTAGTTAAAGCTGATGTAAAGTTTGTAGTTAATTACTTTAGAAATCAATTTACACCTGACCAAGCAATGAAAGGTATTGCACCTAGAGTAATGGTTGAAGAATTTAATAGATGGTATAACCAATCAGCTGGTGCATTAGACATTGGTAATGAAAAAGGTGACCAAAAAAAATAACTGTTGAAGAATTGAAGAAAAGCCGAAAAAAAGTATTAGCTTTATTTCGTGTAATGCAAGAAAAGTTTGGCTACAACATGAAAGATATTCTTTCAATGCGTGGGCCAGAATTTAAAACTTTTGTTGATTCATTTGGCGAAAACAAAGTCGAAGAAAAACCTAAGCTAACTACTATAGATCAGGCATTCCCTCAATTCTTTACAGATCCGTTTGCTAAGAGAAAGGGGAGTAAATCTTAATGGCAGATGAATTAGGTCACATATCTGCGGAGATCGCTCTTGATATTAATCCTTTCTTAACAAACCAACGTGTTCTTGAAACTCAAATAGGTAGAACTGGCAAGCTCCTAAATAATATGGAGAATAGCTTTAAAACAGCTGGTTCGAAGATTAGTGCTAATAACATTTTTAAAACTCAAGTAGCACAACTGAAAATGCTTGATAAGCAAATGTCCAATTATCAAAGACATATGTCAGAAGTGCAAAAAAGTATTGCTAATGGAAATAATACTGTAGCTAATCAACGTTCTCTTGCTTCTACTGCTACTCAATTGCAGAATGCGTCAATAAAATATGACCAACTTAGAATGTCTGCTGCACGTACTCTTCAAGAACAACGTGCTGCAAGTTCTGTTTTCGGTCAAGCGTCTGCAAGAATTGGAGACTATGGCAACAAGATAGAAGAAGCAGGTCAAAAAATTAAAGGTATGGGTAGTACCTTGGGTTCTGCTGTAATTGGAGCAGGATTATACAATGCTGCTAAAGCTGCAATGAGTTTTAAATCTGAAATTCAAGGTATTGGACCATTGCTTTCAGAAGATGGTCGAATTACTAGTCAGGTTACTCAACAGCTAAATCAAATGAGTGCAAGTTCACTTAGATGGTCTAAGCAATATGGTATTTCAACTCATGAAATCAATAATGCGATGACCGAACTTGTAAGGCGTGGATTTACTGCTAACCAAACACTAGGTTCAATGCCAGCCATTCTTAATGCTAGTCGTGCATCAGGTGAAAGCTTAGGCGTTGTTATGCAGGCTACTGCTAGTTCAATTGAAATGTTTGGACTTAAGGCTAATACTGCTGCTGAACAAACTAAGAATACTACCCGAGTTACCGATGTTTTAACAGTTGCCGCTAATAAAACTGCTACTAGTTTTGCAGATATTGCAGCTGCAATGACTTATGTTGGTCCAACTGCTGCACAAGCTCATATGAGCATTGAACAGACTGCTGCTGCAATTGGTGCATTATCTAACAAGGGTATTGAAGCTTCTACTGCGGGTACTACTTTACGTCAGGTATTGAGTAAGTTAACTACTGATACCAAGACTAACCGTGCTAATATGCAAGCAATCGGTGTGGATATTGATGAGATTAAGAAAAAGGGAGTAGATCTTCCTAAGTTAATCGATCAAATCAATAACAAACTAAAAGATAAGACACCTACTGAAAAGATGGCTTTGCTAAATGCAGCGTTTGGTAAGCTCGGTCAAGGTGTTATGGCTCTGTTTGAAAAGTCAAATAAGAGTAGTAAATCAGCTGGTGATGAACTTCGTAACTTACAAGGCGAGCTTGAAAAAGCTGGCGGTACAACCAAACGTATTGCTGACCAGATGAATAATACTCCACAAGCTAAGTGGGAAAGATTTAAACAAACAATGCACGCCACATTAATTGAAATTGGTGGCAATATGCTTCCTGCTGTAACTGGATTGATGAAAAACATTCAGAACTTAGCAGAAGCATTTAGTCGTTTAGATCCAGCTACTCAATCAGCAATCGTTAAGTTCTTAGCATTATATGCTGCAATTAAGCCATTAAGTGCTGTTATCGGAGCGCCTATTGAAGGCATTGGTAAGCTTACCAGTGGTTTTAAGAAATTATTTGACTTAGGTGCAAAATTAAAGGCTGGTTCTTTAACATCAGCACTTAAAGAAGTAGATAGCGCATTAGGCAAAGTAAGTGATGCTAAAGGTGCAGTTACTACTCTGCAAAGTGTGGGGACTGCAGCAGAACATTCTGGAACTAAGTTCCTTGGCTTAGCTGGAAAGATGGAAAATACTGCTTCTAAGAGTGCAGAATTAGCAACAGCTATTCCTGGAACTGTTAGTGGTTTTACGGCATTAGGTACTGGAGCTACAGAGGCAACCACAACGACAGCTACTTTAGGTTCCGCATTAGCAACCACTGCTATAGGTGTAGGTGCGGTAGCTGGTGCTTTAGCAATAGGTTATGGAGCTTACAAACTTTATACGGGAGTAATTCAGCCTGCTATTGATAAAGAACGTGAACATGAATATGAATTAGCCACTTGGGGAGCAGTTGTTGGAAAAGAAACTTCTGAATCTGCTAATAGATTTAAGAATTTTTCTAGTCAGGCTACTCAAGCTATGGATAAAGCACAATCTAATGTTAAGCAAAATGCTGATTCAATAAAGAGGGCATTTCAAGGAATGGGTAATGAAGCCCAAAAGAACGCTAAAAAAATAGAAGACTCTATTGGATCAACAGCTAAATATTTAGGTGGCGATGCGGGAAAATACTTAAAAGGTGTTGGATCTAAAAGGGCTAAAACTGATAATTCATATTTAGATAATATTACTGCTGACCAAAAGAAAGCTGATGCAATAATTGCTGCTGCAAAAGCACAAGGCGGGAAGATGTCAGCTGATACTCGTCAAGAATTGAGTAATATTCAAGCTGATATTACAGCTAATTACGTTGCTACATTAGGAAAGACAAAAAATGCTAGTGTGCGTCTTAGACAAGCACTTGCAGGAACTTTTGACAGTTCATCTTCAAAAGCACAATTACAAAAATATGTAAATGATGTTGATGATGCTTTAAATAAAAACTATAGAAATACTCAAAAGGGTATGTCTAAGCTAAATAGCTTATATAAAAGTGGAAAGATTAGTTATCGAGATTATGCGAAGACTAAGGAACTCTATGAAGACGCAGATAGAGAAAGAACTGATAAATTAATTGATTCTAATATCAAACTAAAAAGAGCCCAAGGTGAAAGTTGGGATGAAATTAAAAACCAACTTAAAACCGTTGGTCGTGATTGGGGAGTTACAGCTAATCAAATAGATCGTGCAATTGATAGAGTAAAAAAAGGTCATCAAAGCTTAGGAAAGTACGTCATTGATACTACTGGCAAAATGACAAGATCAACTAAAAAAGCAAGTGACACATGGAATGGTTGGGTACTTGATCCTAAAACAGGAAAAGTAAGAACTAATTTATCTGAATTTTTAGCACAAAAGTCTAAAAGCCAAAAAGGTTGGGATCAATTACATTTTGTAATTAAAAATGCCAAGCTTTCTACTAATTCTAAAATGGCTATTGCTGAAGCTGTTAGTGCAAACCATAGATGGAGTTCATTAAGTTGGAAAGAACAACAGGCTTTAATTCGCTCTAAAGGCGGTAAAGAAGTACAACAACTTATGTACATTGAGGGACAATGGAATAATTTAGATCCCAAAATTCAAACACTAATTGCTACTGCTAAAGGAAAAGATGAAATTGTAAATTCTCTAAGTGACATTAAGAATTGGAATCTACTTAAACCCGAACAGAAACAATTAATCATTAGTGAATTTTCTGGTTTTGATAAATTACGTCTCGAATTAAACGATATTAAGGAATGGAACTCTTTAAGTACCAAAAAGCAAAACGCAATAATGAATGTTGTAAAACGTGGAGGTAGCTTAGAAGATGAGCTTAAGAAGACTCAAGTATGGAATTCCCTTCCTAAAAGTATGCAAAAAGAGATTAGAATAGTTGATAACTCATCAAAAAGAATTAATAGCATTAAATTAGCCCTTAAAACAATTAATTCATTTACTGCTAAACCTAAGCTTGAAATGAATACCACTAATGCAGTAGGTAAAATTACTAGCTTTAGTAAGTTACTACATGACACGTCTAAGAAACAACCAATCGTAAGTGTTAATGCTAATACTGAAAATGGTATGCAAAAGATAACTGGCTTAAAAAATACTATTGATTCAATGACTAAGACACCTAAAACTTCACATGTGGGTGTAAATGTCACTGGTAAAGAAAAATTAGATGCCGCTAGAGATAGTCAGAACAAATTTAATGCTCTACCTACTTTGCCTAAAAACAACACTATGTCTGTTAATGGAAGAGGACAAGTCCAAGACGGCACTAATAAGCAAAAGGGCTTTAATAGCACACCATCATCAAGCAAGCATAATAGCATGTCTACTTCTGGTAGAAACCAAGTTCAAGATGGTACTAATAAACAGAAAGATTTCAATGGCACAAGATCAAGTAGTAAGCATAATCATATGAGCGCTAGTGGCCGTGGAGAAGTAGCAGATGCAACGGCTAAGCAAAAGGATTTTATGGGGTTAAGAGGTCATACGATTACTAACAAAATAATTACTTGGGTTGAAAAAATCTTTAAACATAAAGCCACAGGAACAGCTGGAGCATGGAGATTTAAGCATTTTGCATATGGAACTCCTAATGACGGCTGGGAGGGTGGTCCAGTAGTTGTAGGAGATGGTCATCGACAAGAAGTTGTATATGACCCTCAAGTAGGACTATTTAAAACTCCTGCTACTGATACTGTGATGGATTTATCTAAAGGTTCTGTAGTGTGGCGTTCTGTAGAAGCATTTGAGACGGCAATGGAACATGCAGGGATTAATAATTATCCGAAGTTTGCATATGGAACTGCTAGTCAAGACTTAGTAGCATTAGCTAATAGATTACCTGATGATATGGAGCAACAAATTAAAACAGTTAACCCACAATCGTCTAGCTTGAGTAGTTTTAATGAAACTCAAATGCAAACCAATGAACTAATTGCAACATTGATCGAACAGAATGCAATGCTAGTTCAATTATTTAAGAACTTAGGTATGAATGTAAACATTGATGGCAAACAGCTAGCAAAAGCACAGGTAGAAAATAATTCCAGTGCATTGAATGAATTTGTTAAGCAAACAGGAATGGGGTTTAGTTAATGGATTACACAATTAAATATAATGGTAAGACTAATCTTGACTTTGATATGTATTGGGATACTGATGGTAACTTTGAATTGGGAACAGGTACGCCAGATATCGATACAACTGATATTCCTGGAGTAAGTGGAACAATTTTAGACTTCAATAATTCTTATAAAAATTTTGAACAAAAATTTGTTTTCTACGCAGTTACCAGAGAAATGACAGCTAATGAGTTAAAAACTAGATTAACAACCTGGCTTTTAAAAGATCCTACTTATCATCAATTATCTTTTAGCAATGATCCTGATTACTACTATATTGCAGCACCTAATCCAAGTTCTGTTCTTAAGTTTCCAGCTTTTAACAAACATTATTCTAAAGTTGAAATTTCATTCACTGTTAAGCCTTTTAAATATCGCTTAGATGGTAGAGATGAATACTCTATTCCTACTACTTTAATTAATCCTGAACAATGGCTTAGCTATCCTCTTATTCATATTGTAGGCAATGAGGGCGTGACGCTTAACATCAATGACCAAAAATATCAATTAACTAGTATTGATGGAGAGGTATTTATTGATAGTGAACCAGTGAAAAGCATTGTTTACCATGACTTAAGCGAACAAGGAATGAGAAATGCAACTGCTATTTTCCCAGACCATTCATTCCCAGTTCTGAATGCTGGTGAAAATCAAATTAGTATAACTGGTAACTATCAGTCAGCCACCATCATACCGAGGTGGAGAACGCTATGTTAGCTAGACCAATATTATTTAAGAATGCTAGCGATCCCACTAATACGTTAGGCTTAGGTGTAATGACTGGATTTCAAGACTGGCGAGTTAAGACTGAAAAGAACCTGATTCCTAAGCTAACTGGAACTTACAGCTTGAATAATTATTTAAGTTCTTTCATTAACAATGACTGTGTAATTATGGCTGATGCTAGTCAACACAGGCTTAACCAGATTTTTAAGATTGACAAGTTAAGTCAAAAAGTTGATGAGCATGGTAAAGGAACAATTGATATTGAGGCTCATCACATAGCTGGTGAACTAATTAAAAATTCAATTGCTCATGACATTTTCTTAGTTAATGCAAGTCCACAAAAGCTTTGGGACACGTTGATGGCTAACTTGACGGCTAGCGATTTTAAAAAGTTTCACTTCCATACAGATATAGTGAGTGTAGCTAATATTAGTATTCAATGGAAAGAAGTTACTACCTTACAAGACATTCTCTTTGGAGATAGCAATTCTTCTACTGATTCATTTACTAAATTATGGAATGGTCAATGGTATTTTGATAATTATGATATCTATTTCTTGCAAAAAATCGGATCAGGTAACAAATTATCAATTACCTATGGTCAGAATCTAAAGACACTATCACAAGATCTGTCTATTCAGAATACTTATACAGCTGTTCAAGGATATGCAAGTAAGAAAGAAGAATACACTCCTACAACCACAATTACTATAACTACTACTGAAAATAAGAACACTGACCAGCCAAAAGGCCAAACTCATCCAGTTAATGGAGATTGGGGTCCTGTTATCAAATATGCTGCAAAAGTTATGGGCGTAACCTGTGATGACGATTATGTAGCTAAAATCAAAAACATGATTCAAGGCGAATCTAGTGGTAATGAAAAAGCAGTCAATAATTGGGATGCAAATGCAAAGGCTGGTCATCCAACACTCGGGTTAATTCAATTTAGACAAGACACTTTTGATAGATATAAAGTAAAACCTTATACAAATATCTGGGCTGGTTTCGATCAATTGTGTGCGTTATTCAATATGTCTGACTGGAAGAGTCAAGTTAACTCATGGCAAAAAGTCAGAGCTTGGTCACCTAATGGTAAGAAACGAATAGATGAAGTCAAAAATACTTCTGCAATTCAAATATCATGGGGCTGGCCGTTCCCTAGTGTTGGCGAAGGTAAGTTTACTGGTGGTCAATTATTCGGAATTAACCCAGGTGGCGAGTTTCGAACTAATAACTTCCACGATGGATTAGATTTTGGTAGTGTAGACCACCCTGGTAGTGAAGTTCATGCAATCCACGATGGTAAAGTAACGATTATTGGAAATGATAGTTATATCGGTTGGCATGTAGTAACACATTCAAACGATGGGTATGACATTGTATACCAAGAAGCTTTTTCTAACCGTGGAAATATCAAAGTTAGTCAAGGTCAAGAAATTAAGACTGGCGATGTAATTGGTATTCGTGATACTAATCACGTCCACATTGGTGTTACTAAAAAGTCATGGGTTGAAGGATATAACGGGCATAGCTTTGACCCTAACTGGGGCTGGCTTGATCCTCTTAAATTAATCAAAGATGGTAGTAAACCTGGAGAACTCGTTGTTTCACAGAAAACTGTAGAGATTGGTCAAGAATGTGATATTGGTTTAGTCCAATATATAGGATCAGGTAGAGTTGCTACTTATAGTTCTCCAATCGATAAAAGAACATCGGGTCAATACATTAAGCCAGGTCAGCACATTAGGATTATCAGAAAATACACTGGTAATGGAACAGATTGGTATAAGATCACAGATAACAATTGGATTAATGCTGACTTCATTAATGTAAATAATGGTAGTAAGTATTTATTCAATAGTATTCAAGGTAAAGGTCATATTAAGTATGACGAAAGCGTAAAGATACCATCTCTTGAAGTGTTTGAAAGAACCTTAAAAACTAAATACTTATATAGCAAAATACCAGTTCATTTATATCCTAATGTGAATAGTCCAACTGAATCTTCCTTAGATACATCTAGCGATGAAAAAATTATTTATCGAACTAAAGATGACGATGGAATAGATTGGTACGGACTTAGTAACAAGCAATGGATTAATAGCCAAAACTTAGTTCTAGGAGCTTATGCTTACCAACCTGCTAAAGGAATAGGTAAGACTAATAAAACTGCAAGCATTTTTGCAGAACCTGGAAATAGCAATATTGGGACATTAAATCCGAATACTGAATGTAAAGTGTTCATGATTGCTAAGAATCAAGGTAAGACTTGGTACAACATAGGTGGTCAACGATGGATTAATTCGCAGGATATTTCTTTTACTACTACTCCATTACCGATTGCAGAAGTAGTTAACGGGAGAGATTTACCACCTAATTATACTGATAAATTGACTGTTTATGACAGCCCTGCTTGGGATAGAAAAGTGAATGGTGAATATGTTGGTAAGAATGAAGTAGTTAACATTTCAGGTCAAGCTAACTCGGATAATCAGGTATGGTACCGAGTTGAAAAAGGCTGGATAAATGGTAAATATGTAGACTTTTCTCAAAAAGGTGATATTAAACCTTATGATCCTAAAGCAAAGTCAATTCCTAATAATGACGATAATGCAATTGTTTTAAAAGAAGTTTATCTAAAAGCACCTAATGCTGACAAGTTTGAGAATGAAAAGATCTTAAAACATGATTTTTCTGAATACAATATTAATTCTTCTGACCAATTAAAAGGGTTAGTTCAATCTTATATCTATGACAAACGTGTGGGAGAAGTAGAAGTTAATTTAACTATTGATTTCTATCAAATGAAAAATGAACTCACACAATTGAAATCCTGTGATGTGGGCTATGAAGCGTCAGTATTTTTTAAGAAATTAGACATTAATGAAGCTACAGAAATTACATCTCTTGAGTGGAATGGACCTAAGCAGAGAATTGAAAATGTTCACTTAGGCAAAAAAGAAGAAACATTACGTGATACTATGAACCAATTCTTAGCTGTAGCCGATGCGAATAGTCAAAAGAATGCAAGTGAAAGTGCAAGCTCCAGTGAAAATGCAAATGCGGAAGCTATCAATCAGATTAAATCAAAAGTTTATAAACAATTAGATGACTTCAAAGTGGATTGGGAAGCTTACAAGAAAAACGGACTTACACAAACCGATTTTCAAAATCAATTACAGGCAATGCAAACCAATTTAAGTAAATCTATGGAAGAAAAGTTTCAAGAACTAGAAGAAAGGATCAAGAATGATAAGTCGAATAATTCTGGATCTAAACAAGAAAAATAATAGTTTAAATGAAGTAATCAGACTTCGACAGGGAGAAAATAATTCACCTGAAATTCAAGCTACTGTTACAGCTAATAACCAAGCTTATAACTTGAATGGATCAACAGCTGAATTACATATGAAGAAACCTGATTACGAAGTATATGTAACAAAAGCAACAATCAATAATAACGAAATTATTTGTAAATTAACTAGTGATGCAGTTAAGTTTTCTGGAAAGGCTATAGCTTACTTTCAGATCGCTAATAAAAATTCTGTAGTTACAACAGAAGATTTTAAGTTGGATATCTTACCTGCATTAAACCCAGTTAAGAAGAAAGGTCCAAACGAACCACAACCTATTGATTTACAAATTTTAAAATAGAAAGGGGAAATTAAATGGATACTATTAATTTAGTTAACAATGGCAAACCTTACTTTTTTAGGCTAGATATTGCTAAAGAAAGTGGCCAAATTGCACGATTTACTGACTGGATTAAGACCCGTGTTAGTGATAACGGCAAGAAAGTACCTATTCAATGGTATGACCAAGGCACAGTAATGAATGTACATGGCTTTTATCCATTCATCGAAGGTGGAGTAGGTAAATGGATTAAAGATGATGATACGGGGGAGTTAGTCCCTTCCACAGATGTTGTATATAGAACTTGGCAAGGAACACCTGCTGATACGTCAGACAACGGAATTGCATACTACACTCTTGAAGATCAATTCTTTACTAAGCAGGGTGAATTTGTAGGGACTTTTGGTTTAAGGGATGATAATGGCAATAACTTAACATCTGTAAACTTAGTATTCTCAATCTTAGGTAATGACTTAAGACTTACACAGGCCAAGGATTACTACATTAAAGATTTAGAAAACTTAAAACGAAAATTTGAGAATGATGGGAATCAAGCTGTAAAAGATTTTAACGCTAAAGGTAATGATGTAATTAATAAATTTAGCAATGATTACAACGTTAAAACTCAAGCCGCTCAAGATGCTTTGGTTAAAGCAACTAAAGACTTAAGCTCTTATGCTACAACTGTTGAGACAATGGATGCACAGATCAAGGCTAAAGCACTAGCTACTAAGCCTGATCTAGATCAAGCTAAATCGGATATTACTAAAATTGTAGAAGATAAGACTGCTAATCTTACAAATGTTGCAAAAGCCAACTTCAATACTATAGCTAGCTTAGATCAGCTTAAGAAAGACCTTGCCACAGGTGCAGAAGGTTACTGGATTACATTAGATACTAAGCATATGTATATCTGGGCTGGTAGTGACTGGACTGACTTAGGTTCTGCTGGCATTGGCGATGGAACTGTTCCTGGTCAAACAATTAAAGCTGAGAGTATTAATAATGCTCAAATTGGAACTATCAGCGCATCTAAAATTTTTAATTCTTTTTCAGATATTAGCAAAGCTGAAAAATGGGGAATGGGTGGAACTGATTTATATGTAGCCGCTGATAATGCAGTTATTCAGTTACTTAGTGGCAAAGGAGACCGAGGAATTGCCTTTCCAGTTGAATTTACTGGTTATAATTGGGGTTGGAAAAATCTATATATTGACTTTAATTACTACTTTACAAAAAAGGTTGATAATTATGTAAGTGTATACGTAATGAGAGATGACAATACGATCCTTCTAGATCAAGAACTCTGGGTAGGGAAAAAAATGTCTGATTACGTGCATGTTTGTATTCCAGCTGCTTTTATTCAAAATAATTCTTTAAGCCAAAAATTTAAGGTTTTAGTTGCTTGTCATGGTGAACCAAGTACATTGGATGTAGAACACTTTAGAGTATCAGACGATTCAAACAATTCATTGCTTCCTGACAAATTTAAAGATTTAGATTTACTTACAGTGAAAAATGGATTTAATCTTGCAGAAGCTCAAGGATGGCAACTAACACAAGGTTCTGATTATTTCTATGCAGACAGTACTGAAGCCGTTTTTAAAACTGGAGATGCAAGTTCAAATAAAGGTATTGTCTTAAAAGCTCATATAACACCAGGTGTTACTAATTACATTCAAGTTCAATATGGGATTGTCTCTGCTGCACAATATGGGATTGCTGCCTTCCTTTCAAACGGACGCAACTTAAATGATGGAGTATTTGCACAATTCGGCTCTGTTGAAACCAATACTGGTATTCATACTCTTACATATAAATTAACGCCAGCTGAAATAATTCGCTTAGGAATTAATGACGAATGTACATTAACAATTGGTGGAAATGTTAATGCTTTAATTCTAAAATCTGCGACTATTAGTACTACTCGTAATGGCGCTGGAGTTTTAGAAGCTATTAATAACGATGACACATCTAAAAAGGTCATCTATGGTAGTTCTATCCACCTAATCAATTCAGCTAACTCTAAAAGTATTGATGGCTTAAAATTGGTAACACCTGGAGAAAAATATGATCAAGATAACGGTAGATTAGATCATATTACTTTGTATGCTAAAGAAAAAGGATCGACATCAATTTATATCGGTAAACTTGATCAAAATAACTTATTGGTTGACTATAAGCAATATGTTCTTAACTATTCTGCTGGATATAACGAATTTGATTTCTTATCACAAGATATTCCCGTAAACAACGGAGATTACGTTTTTGTTGATTGCTCTAGTCTTGGAGTATATCAACCAGATAGCAGTCATCCGTTAGCAAACACTACTCGTGTTCAAGACGCACATCATATAATTCAAGGACAATATTCAGGTAATACGTTTTATTCAGGTAATTTTTTAGCACCATTTGAGTATTCTGTAGTCCCAGCTACCAGCACGCAATTAGCCAAGAGTTTAAATAATGACATTACAACAACGTCTGAAAAAATAGATACAATTAAGAAACAAGTTAAACAAGTAGCGATATTAACCAGTCCGAGTGGTAAGAAATTTAGGATTTCGGTTGATGATAATGGAACTTTAAGCGCAACTTCTACTGTTCCAAGCAATGTACAAGTCTTTGGTAACTCTTTAACTGGGTATTACAAAACTGGATCTCCAGCGTTGGGAGCTACTGATCCAAATCATGATTGGTTCCACTATTTTTCTGAATACGTTAAAAACATTAATCCTAATGCTGTTGTCGATAGACATACTGTAGCTCCATGGGAACAGAATGCTACTGGAAGAGATGTACAATTTGACCAACTCTTTAAGCCATATCTTTCACAAGATACAAATTTAGTCGTCCTACAAGTTGGAGACAATGTCAATCGAGACGATAGTCATGCCACATTTAAAAACGATGTAATGGATCTATTTAAACGTGTAAAGGAAGTTTCTCCAAAAGCTAAAATTTATTTTGTTGGAATTTGGTTCTGCAACTGGCCAGATATGATTGATAGTGTAAAAGCAGCTTGTGATAAGTACGATGGGACTTTTGTAAACATTACTGATTTAGCTACGGAAGAAAATAGATCCAGAATTGGCGAGCAGGTAACTTTGTCCGATGGATCTACCACTACTATTTCCACAGGAGGAGAAGCAATTCACCCCGGTAATGCTGGTTATAAGAAGATTGCTAATCGTCTCATTGATAGTTTGGATTTCTAAGGAGTGATCTTATGAAACAAAAACTAAAGAATCTACTGCGCACCGAGCACCCACAACATGAAAACTTGGCATTTGCCATGCTAGGCATAGGGTTAATTTTAATTTGTAATGATTACTACTTTTTCTGGCCGCCCTTTGCTGCTAAGGTATTAAATGATGACTTGGTAGGTGGAGTATTTGTAGTAATGGGAATCCTACTATTTGTCTGGGCTAGAAGCACTTCAACACAAGTTTATGCTAATCGCCGATTATTAGTGTTAACAGCAGGTTTACTTGCATCTGAAGCTACTGCTGAATTGTGCCATGGCTTTGTTTCTGGTCAGCCACACATGATTATGGCAGGTTTTGTAGAATTGGTGGTCTTGCGTTTTGTATTCATCATTATAAGTAATAGTCGCAAACATAATAATTAGTGGAGGTGGTGCTATTGGAACTGGTAAAAGCACTACCTTATATAGTCGGAATACTTACTGCAATAATTGCCGATCGACACTGGTTGTACAGTGAACTAAAGACAGACAAAAAAGAGTACGAAGAAAAGTATCAGGAAAAAGAAGCAGAAGTAGAAAAGCTAAAGGATCAGATTAATCAATTGAAAATTAAGATTATTAAATTGGAGACTAAAAATGAAACTAGATATTAATTTAATTTGGGGAGTAGTCGTATTAATCGTCACAGGAATGGCATATGCTTACAGCGTGAATGAACAAAGAATTGAAGCTTTGAAATTGACGCATCCTAAACTTGCAACTGCACTTGAAACGACGGGAAAATTAGCAGAAAAAGCCACAACTTACCAAGCATCTATCGATGGTAAGGAAGGTGCAAAAAAACTATATGATGCAACTGATGAAGTATATTTTCAAATTCAAAAGTTGTACCCAAACATCCCTATCGATAGAGCAACTGTAAGAAATATTGTTCAACATGAATACGAAAAGATGTTAACTAATGCGAAAGAAGGCTAACTATGACGCAAGCAATTGAAGACCGTAGTTACGGTATTGATGAAGCAAGTTATCAAAGTGAGAACATTGCAAGTTATCCTTGTGCTAAGTTTGCTATTGTTAAGACCACAGAAGGATTAAATTATCAAAACCCTAAAGCTAGAACTCAAGCAATTACAGCTAAACAAGCTGGCATTGCGGTAGGTGGATACCATTATGGTCACTTTAGTGGCAATGTAACTCAAGCTATTCAAGAAGGCAATTTTGCAGTCCAAGTTGCTAAGAATGTGGGTATTCCATTAGGTTCACTTTTTGCAGCAGACTGGGAAACAGGAAGTGGTAATGTTACTAGTGGCAATAAGGAAGATAACACGAATGCCATTTTAGCCTTTATGGACGTGGTAGCTAAAGCTGGATATAAACCTTTCCTATATTCTGGTAAAGCGTTACTAGAAAGCAATATTGATACAAAGCGAATTACTGATAAGTATGGAGATTGTTTATGGGTAGCCTACTATAAGATCGAAGGACGGCAAGACACAGCAGACTTTAATTGGTTTCCTACAATGGACCATGTAGCTATCTGGCAATTTACTGATAATTGGAAAGGTATGGGGATTGATGGCAATATTGCTGTGAAGAAATTAACTTTTGGCAATAAAACACCACAAGTTACAATTAAACCTATTAAAACTTCAACAGAACCGAAAACTTGGACTGACGTTCAAGGTATGACGTGGCATGAAGAACACGGCACATTCATTACTGGTGGCGCAATTAACTTACGTTGGGGTGCTACTACACAAAGTACAATTATTACAACCTTACCTGCTGGATCAGTAGTTAAGTACAACGCTTGGGCTAGAGATGGTGTTGGACGTGTATGGCTACAACAACCACGAGAAAACGGGCACGATGGATATTTAGTTGGACGCGTAGGCAATAAAGCATGGGGAACATTTAAATAA